TTAAGATTTGAAGATGTAAGGGATGCTGTCCTTCGTTCCCATCCTTGGAATTGTATGACAAGGAGAAAAGAACTTAGCAGAAGTACCGATACTCCTGCATTTGAGTTCGATTATGCTTATATCGTTGATAATACCGACATACTGAGAGTTTTATCTTTGTATGAAAGTGATCAGTACGATTATCCATTTAAGATAGAAGGAGGTTTTTTACTGACTAATGCAACTTCTGCCAAAATCAAATACATCAAACGTCCTGCAAGTAGAGATGATACTTCAGACTTTGATGCACAACTGGTTCAGGCAATAGCAATGTCATTAGCATCAGAAATAGCAATGGATCTTACAGGACAAGCACAAATCAGAGATTTGATGTTAGGTAAATACCAAGCTGTTCTTAGTGAAGCACGATCCATAGATTCACAAGAAGGTACTCCGCAAGTGATTGAAGCAAACGAGTGGATTGATTCTAGACAAAGATCCTATTCAGGTAACTTTAAACCCTTTTCGGCATCTACTTCTGCTGGTGTATAAATGAGAGTAACGCAAACTCAGACCAACTTTTGGGGTGGTCAGATTGCAACACAATCTCAAGGTTATGCAGATGATGAACTGTATAAAGCATCTTCTGCAGAAATAACAAACTTTGTTGTTACACCTAATGGAGGATTGACAAGAAGACCAGGAACGAAGTTTGTTGCTAGGTCTAAGCCTAATGCTGCAGGACAAGCAAACAATGGCAATGCAATCAAATTAGTGCCATTTACCTTAGGTCACAGCAGTACACAGAACTTTGTATTAGAGTTTGGTCATGTGGGTGGTTCTGGTTACATAAGATTTTATAAAGATGGTGCTCAAGTACAATCTTTAGGATCACCATATGAAGTAACTAGCTCACCATTTAATTCAGATGACAAAATAAAAAATATGAACTTTGCTCAGTCTGCAGCATTCATATTTCTTGTTAGTCCAGACGTTAAACCTCAAAAGCTACAATACACAGCAGATACAAACTGGACATTATCTGACATAGATTTTTTTGATGGACCTTATTTTGGAACACAAGAAGAAACAGATGGAGATGCTTCTGATAAAACAATATCAATAGTGTCAACTTCATCAACATTACCATCTGCAGCAGGAGAACTAGGTTATGTTGGTGTTTGTGACAATGGGTATTATTGGGATCACCCTCCAGGATCTAGTAGTGAGCCAAAACCTCCAGCACAAACCAATTTACAGGATTTTTCTTTTTTACAAAGCAAAAACCATGGTTTGCAGGATGGAATGAAAATTGAGGTATCTGGAACAGGTCAAACTGCACAACATCCTAAAGACAAAGATTATTATGCAACTCAATGTACTGCGAATACTTTTAAACTTACAGAATCAGTAGGCGGTCCAGTTGTAGACTTTGGCATAAAATCAAAACCTACTGTAAAAGCATACTTTTATAGAAAAGAGAGCACGATTACATTAAGACAATCTGGATCTGGGATTTGGACTAATACTACAACAGATGCAGGACGTTTATTCAGACTCAATACATTAGGCAATGATCAAATTTATTGGGGTCATGTAGAGATCCAATCCATATCCTCTAATGATGCTACATGTACTGTTAAAACGGATATTCCAGAAGCATACACAACAGGACTCAAAGATTGGAAATTAGGCCAATGGTATAAAAGCAATTATCCACACCATGTAACTCTGTTTCAGCAACGTCTTGTATTCGCTAGAGTCGATCATAGCCCACAAACCATATACTTTTCACAGACAGGAGATTTTTTTAACTTTGCTGCATCTGAATCATTAGGTTCTGCAACTGGTCAAACTACAGCATCTGGAGCATCCATTATTGGTGAACAGATTCTTGCCAGTAATGCAATGACGTTTACTTTTGATTCAGGAACAGTAGATGAGATTCAGTTTCTTATTGCACAAGAAAAGCTTCTTGCAGGGACAACAGGTGGTATTTACACAGTCTATGGATCTGAACAAGATCTAACCATCACACCTATTAACTTCACTATAAAAAGAGAAGGTACTCAGCCTGCAGAAGAAAACTCCAATGCAGTCGCTACAGATGAAAATGTTATTTACATCCAAGGTACTGGTAAACGTGTTCGATTAGTCAATTTTGGTGATGTCAATGCGACCTCCAAATCCTTTGATATGACCATAAGATCCAACGACATACTAGATGGTCAAGGTAAACAGGTTGTTGCGACACAGATACCTAATTTCGTCAACTGGATACGTGATGGTAACGGAAAACTCATCTGCGTTACTTACATCCCACAAAATAATGTTGTTGCTTGGCATACACACTCTATAGGTGGTTCATACACTTATTCTAATGCAGCAACAAAAGCAGATCCTACAGGACATCTTACAAATGATCTGACTCATGCTGTTGTTCTAGATATGGCAACAATTCCTGCAGATAACAGAGATCAGCTTTGGCTTTTAGTTAGAAGAGTTGTTGGTACAGACATTATTGAAACCATAGAAGTTATGGAAACCTGGATGTCTGATGAAGCTATTGCAACATCACGTTTTGTCGATGGACATGTAGTCGCATCTAATGCAACACAAGTTACTGGAATGTCACATTTAGAAGGTCAAACAGTAAGACTTCTTGGTGATGGAGCACAACTCGATGATAAAGCAGTATCTTCAGGAACTGCAGATTCTGGTGCTACAACAAACTTTTCTACTTTAGTAGCAGGATTAGGTTATCAGTCAAAACTTGTAACCTTACCTGTTGTCGTTGGTCCTGGTGGCAATGTTCGGATTGGAAACAAGAAAAGAATCCATAGAGCATGGGCCAAGCTGTTTAGAACTCCAAATATTAAGTATGGAATCTATCCAGCTTCTACTGCTACCGACACTATATCTGAACTTGTAACAAGAACGACTTCAGATGAATACGGTGATCCTCCAACTCTGTTTACTGGTGTTCAGGAAATGGTTCCTATCAGCCAAGGATTTACTGACGGACAGTTTCAGATACAGATGGATGATTCCTTACCAGTTAATATTCTTGCCCTCGAACTGGATTACGAAACAAATGATAACTGATATACATGTTTGGCCTATTAAGTCCGATGATGATGAACGTGAGTTAGAAGAAGCAGCTTACGATGATGGTGACAGAACTTTACTTGGACCAACGCATATGGTCTGTAAAGAAGGAAAAATTATAGGTGCATTCTGTACTGCAAGTCCTACTGTTCATTGGTGGATGGATTCAAGAATAGCATCTACTAGAGATTCTAGAATGGCGTTTCAATCACTAGACACTTTGATGCGTGAACAAGGAACACCTGATTATTTAGTAGTATGTGAAGAATCTTCACCTTACTACAAACTTATGACACAAAAATGTGAATTAGTCAGACCTATGCAAGGTCGTGATTGGTCTATTTTTAGACAAAGGAGATAAATGTCAGTTGGACTAGCTGGAGGATTAGGAGCTATAGGTGGTGGCCTAATCAAAGGTTTTGGTAAAAGCATGGAAGTTGACTCTCAAATAAGAGAGTTGGATTCAGCAGAAGCTATGGCTAGAAGAAATGCTAGAAGTGCAAGAATGGGTTTTTATGCACAATCCAATGGCTTCCGCATGATGTCAGATTTAGAACAAACCAGATTAGCTAGATCTCATGCACAACGCATAGGAAATATGGAATCTAAAATTGGTGGATCTGGAGCAATGGCAGGAGAAGGAACAACTTGGGATGTTATTGTTGCTCAAGATGCAGAAAACCAAGCTGAAATGAATACGTTCATGACACAGGTAGACAGCAAAGTTCAGGACTTCATTGATCAAGGTGATGCTCAATACACATCATTTATGAATCAAGCAGACCAGTTTGCAACAAGGAAAAAATACGTTCAACGAAGTAAAAGCACACAAGTTCTTTTTGCTACAGTTGGTGGAGCAGCACAAGGAGCACAAACTGGTGCATCTTTATATTCTGCTGGAGTCTTTTCATGAGATTAAATTTTCAGCAACAACGTGCAATCAATCCTTCTGCTCCAGCAAATACGTTTATTGCTGAACGTGAAGCACCTGGACAAAACCAATTTGCTTTACAAAGACAAATTGTTCAAGAAGCTACAGGTGCAATAACAGATACCGCAAATGCAGCAACTATTATTGCCAAAGCAAATCAAAAGCTTGAAAAACAAGAACAGCAAACAGTACTTGATAATATTGAATTAGATTCTTACAAAGCAGGTAAACAGTTTCAGGAAGGCACACAAAGCAACAAACCATTTCAAGTCAATGTAAAAGATGAATCTGTATCTTATGAACTACCTACAGAACAGTATTATGGAAAAGTTGGTCAAAATTTTAGAGAAGAAGTTTTAGTTGATAGACTTATACAAAAATATTCTACAGATCAATATGGTCCAGGATTTAATAAAAAAGTTGAACTTAAAGTTAGAAGAGCACTTGCACCAGCATTTGCTAATGCACAAAAAATATCTATAGCTAATACAAAAAATGCTGTTGTCAAACAACTTAGAAAAAATGGTTCTGTTATTTCTGGTCAAGTTTTGAGCGGTGACACAAGCATTTATCAAGGACTTGCAAAAATAGAAACTGATTATGAAGTTTATAGAGACACTTTAGGAGTAGAAACTGATAAATACATAAATGATGATAAACGCAATCTTGTATCTTCTTTTGCATTACAAGCTAGTAAAGGTGATGCATCTCAAAGAATGGCTTTAAATAGTTTTTTGAAACAAGAAAGCTATCAACAATTTGATGATGAAGGTAAAGTTATTGATCCAGGTACAGATTTAAGTCCTTTATTTATATTACAACTTGATCAACAGTTTTCGCCAATAGCTAATCAATTTGCAAAAAACGAAACATTTGTTTTATTAAAAAATCAAACAGAGTCTGATGACATTAATAATGTCAAAGAATTTTTAATTAATTACACTGAAGCTAATATTATTGAAGGTGATGATGGTTCAGTTGCAGGAATTACAGTTGAACCAACATCAGACTATTATGATACTTACAGTAGTTTTTTTGATCAAAAACAGCTTAATCAGTTTGCACAAAACGCTGGGAAAAAATACGTTGAGTTATTAAATAAAAATAGAAAAATTGGAGATTGGTCTAGGAAAGAATTTAGTTTTAGTAGACAAGCAAATAATTGGATGGATTATCATGTTCAGGAATATGAAAGAAATCCTGATTTATCATTATCTATACAAACTACTGGTGTCAAACCACCTGATCCTAGAAAAGCTGCAGAATTTGACGAAGTAAGTGGTAATGCTGGATATGTCTCTGCATCACAAGTTTTAGATAATTTTGACAGCCATATTTTTTATGGTAAACAAATATTAAATAGAAAAATTACATCAAAGAACGACATAAATAGATTAGATAAAGCATTAAGAGCATGGAGAAAGTGGTTAGAATCAGTCAATATTCCATATGCTACACAAAGAAATTATTTTAAAAGATATTACAAAACTGTAGAACTGGATTACAAACAAAGAGTAAAATTTTTTATAGAAAATCCTGTTGATGCTAAAGCTATACAATCTAATCCTAATTCTTCGCCAGTTGAAAGAAGTAATATGTCTTTACAAAAACTTGTAAAAGAGAAAGAAGGTTAAAATATGGAAAACATTGGTGGCAATATTGATTATACAGGAACAGCACCACAATTAAGTGAAGAACATGTTTCTATCTTAAAAAAGAAACCTTCGTATGTTCGTGCTAAAGAAATGTTTAATTTTTATCACCAACCAATCGTAAAAGGTGCAGACAAGTTGTTTTATCAACAAGCAGGATATTATTACGATCAGCACTTTCCTACATCAGATGTATTTCAAATGCATCCAAGTACCAATGCACAAGCATATTTTGCTAACCCTAATAAAGAATCATACAATCCAGAAATGGTAACTCCACAACCTAAAACAATACGATATTATTTAGGTAATGGAGAATATGGCGAAACCAATGCTCAAGTATTTGAAGATGGGTATTCTATGGATACTCTTTTAATATTTGAAGCAATGGATATTACTGAAAAAAGAGCTATAAGGGATGGTAAATATGTAAACACTAATGATCCTGGTTTGTCTACTTATAGAGATGCAAATAAATATTTAATGCAGGGCGAGGATAATTTAGAAACAACAGCTAGATATGCTGCTTCATATATAAATAGAACATTGAATTTGCCAGATCCAATGAATTCTATATCTAATTTTTTTATGAAGTATGCACATCAATATACTATCACTAATGGAAGACCTCCTTCATCCGATGAAATATTAAAAAACTTAGTACATTCTCAATACTATTTTGTTGAATCGCCAGGAGATGGAACAACAAATATTTTGATACCTAAAAAATATATAACTCAATATGAACATTTAGGTACTAGAGATATTCAATACGGTCTTAACCAATTATTTCTTTTTATGAAAAATGAGAAGTTTCGGAATGACTACAATATGAGAATGGGTAGTGATGAAGGAAATATGGCAGTTTTTATAAGAGAATCAGGTGATGGATCAGGTTTGTCTTTTTTCTTTGGAAGAAATGAAAATGCTCCAAGAGCAGCACAAGAAGACACTAATTTAAAAATGTCATGGGAAGAAATTGCAAAATTTTCTAGATACAGAATAGAACTTGCTGCTTTAGAAGACGTTATGAATGTTCATTTTACTTTAGACCCAAAATATAAATACAACCTTATTAAAGAAGCAGTTGAGATATATAACGAATCTTTTGGTGATGATGATGTATTTCAAAGAAAAATGAAACTAAGCAGAAATCTTCAGGGGTTGCTTACAGATTCAAGAATATTAGGTATGTATCAAGAACCCTATGATCTGCCATTTGTACCACAAGTTTTTGAAGAGACTGCAAGATACATACAGAATATACCTGGAAGGTTGATAAGAAATGCAACAAGCATGTGGAATACATTTAGTTTTACAGATTCTGGAAATGTTCAAAATCCAATGGGACAAATTGAATATGAGGTATTTGTAGATTTTTTATCAAGAGTAGGCCAGGACACTTCAGTATCAAACATAAATAAAGTATTTGGGGATATGGTCAAAGAACGAAAACGACAAGAACTTAGTTTATGGGATGATATGGTTTATTGGTCTATTGATAATGCACAAAGTGCTGCTGAAGTTGTAGATATACTGCATGAAAAAATTGAGCAAACAGGTGTCATTGATAAAATAGATACAGCTTTAGGTGTTGAAAGATGATACCACGTTATCAACCACAAAATTCTGATGCAGTATTAGATTACTACGTCAATACGTATGAGCCTTCTTTTGGCAGAGTATTTAGAGAATCAATATCTTATGGCTTTTCTAACCTCTGGTGGAATGAGCTTATTGATGAAATGGCGTTTGATAACGCAAAACAACAATCATCTATAACAGAAGACGAATATATAAGTAGCCAGTTTTATAGAGACAACATTAAATATTTTGATGGAATGACTTTAGGTCAAGCAGAGTTGTTGTCTAAAGCACATGATCGCAATCAGTACTATAGCAATCTTACTAAAAACGTATCTGGTGCAGGAACTTTAGCACAATTTGCAGGAGTAGCAGTTGGATCTGCAGTTGATCCTTTAGCCTTTGTTCCTTTTTTTGGTTTAGCATCAAAAAGCTTAAAAGCAATAAGACTTGGTAAACAAATACAAAAAACATCTGGTGCAATAAAATCCAAAAATGGGTCAGGAGTTTTGAGCAATGTTATCAAAGATACTGGAGATGCATCATTAGGTTTAGGCATTGGTGGTATTTTGGTGAAAGATAAAAGAGCTAAGTTTCAAGAAGAATGGGATGCAAAAATGGTCTTAACTGAAATGGCAATAGGTGGTTTATTAGCAGGAGGAACCATTGCAGGAATTAGAAAGTTTCAGAATAGAAACCAAAGAGTCTTACCTGAAGACCATATGTCTAAGATTGCTATGGTCATGGATCAACTCGAAATGGGTAAATCACCAGATTTATCAATGCATCAAGGTAAAGGACTGCGTTATCTGAATACTGGTGTGAATTACCGACAAAACGATGCAGGATCACTATCTACATCAGTTGGTAAGATGATTAACGATGTTTCTTACTTAACGGTAGATGTTCTTATGACAACTCCTATATCAACCGCAAAAGGTATTGCTGATTTGATAAGAGATACAATCACAACATCTAATTCTTATGGATACAAAGGCATCTACATACCAGATACATTTCTTAATCCGTCAACACCCGATGCAAAAATAAAGTTTGAAGAAGCTTTAGTCGAGTTGGCAGATGCAGATGTCAAAATAGAAGTACGACCAGATGAAAATGGAATAACCATAGAACGTATTACAACAAGTCAGGATGACATTAAATGGGATTACAAGGACGTAAATGAACAATACACTTATAAAGAACAGCCTCAAAATATGGCTGAAACCATACAACAAAACATTAAATCGGCTTTGGGACAGTTTGTTGAAATTCCTGAAAAAGTTAAAACCAGGATACAGGATATCCGCAACAAATCAGAACAAGTCAACAAAATGATAGATGAACGCAAGCAAGTTGTGCTTGATGCAGCAAGATGTTTGACAAGCAATGGCTCAAGATAAATGCACTAATCTTCTCGTAGAGAAGCACGGACAAGATCCTGAAGAAGCTAAAGCGTTTTTAGATTATTTAGCAGAAGGTGGATCTTCTGAAAAAATATTTGATCGTGCAGAACGATTAGCTGCAAATGCTGACTTTCATAAGAAGCAAAGAGCAAATGAAGCAGATCTTATGCAACATGCGTTTGAAACTGCTTATAACTTTATTACTGAAGGTGCTACGTCATATAAAGATGCAGTAAGTCGTTTTAAGATCTATTTAACAGGTAGCACTAAGGAAGGAACTGGATTTCTTAAAAGTATTGGACATGAAATGGAAGCACGAACTGCAACATTGCATGGTCGAATACAAATGGATTTTATAAATGCTACAGGCTTGTCACGAACAGAAATGCATAAACTGTTTAGGAGCAAGAAGTTTCAGCAAGACGTAGTTCGTGAACGATTTCCGTTCCAAGAAAAAAGTGTAACAGGAAATAATCAAGCCTATGAAATGGCAAAGATTCTTGAACGTGAAAATATGCGTGTTGTCCAAGAGTCTAATTTTTTTGGTGCATCAATCATCTACAATCCAAAGCATGTAACCATTCAATACCACAATGTGACAGATATGAAACTGGCACAAATGCAAGAGTGGGTTGATTTTGTCATGCCATTATTAGATGAAGACACAACATTTAATGGATTCCCTCCCAATCGTCAAATACTAGAAGATATTTATTCTAGGCTTACTGATAAAAAAGAAATCAAAGATAAGACAGTCGAATCTATGTCTGATGCATTGTCTGCATCACGTAGATTGCATTTTAAAGATGCAGATGCCTGGATTACATATAACCAAAGATTTGGACATCAAGATCCTTTGAATGCAATGATTGAAGGATTGACCTTACAAAGCGATAGATCTGTTCTTATTAAGCGATTAGGACCTGATCCACAAACTACGTTTGAT